TCCCCGCCCGGGAGAGATACGCCGTGTTGGAATAAATATGGCAAAAGGAATACCCCAATTCGATGATGCCCTAATTGCTTGGGGTAAATTTCTTTCCATCATAAGAAACGTAAACTCCGGTGTCATAGAACAGCAGGTGGTTCAACAGCCACTGTCGGAAACAATAAAGCGCCTGGGGGAAGCAGCGTTAGGTATGCACACCAACTCCGACCGGGATGCGTTCTGCCGTACATATGAAGCCGTATTGACAGACATGAATGAAGTCCTATACGCACCAAAGGAACAACAATGAACTATAACAACACACAAATAATTCAATTATTAATTTCTGCTTTTATTATTTTCCGTATTTCTTATTCCCAACTTTCTTTTGTTAATCGTTTATTCCTAATTTTACTTGTGGTTGTTGCAACAAGGACCTTCGTACTCGACTAAATTTGAGTATATGAAAAGGAACCCAGGAAGACCAGTAAGCATTCCCGAAAAGCCGATAGTAACGCTCACTCTTCGGGTAACAAAAGAGTTTAAAGAAAAATTAATCAAACAATCTTCTGCTGTTGACCTAACGCTCACCGCCTATATTCAGGCGTTGGTTGAGCGCGATGGCTCGTAAAAGCGAAAAGACTCGTTTCCCCAACCGCTGGCATGTACTGTCCCTGCGCGTAAAAGGACATTTAAAAAATCAAATAATAGATTACGCCAGAAAAAACAATATAACAGTTAATGAACTCATCACATTTGCTGTATATGAATTCGTTCGTTTAGAAAAAGGAATACCATCTCCGGGTAGTGCACAGTACGCATTGCCGACAACACATGAAGAAATAGCTGCATACCTGCGCGGAGAAAAACTGTTGGAGCCGTGCGGACAAAAAAATTGTATAAAAAAAATTATAGAAATAGATTCACTAAAATTTTGTGAGACCTGTAATTTAAGAATAGAATAATGTACCGCAAATAGTACATACATAAAATATGTATTTAGTAATTACAAAATAAAAAAAAATCAAAAACCCCCCGGACCCCCCCAGCTTTTTTGGCTTTTTTAGCTTCCCCACATCTGTGCGAGTGTTGGTCTAATCGGTTTTATTTTCCTTTTTCTTTGTTCTGCTGCTAATTGTCGACTGGTCAACCCTGCCCAAACCCCGTGCATATCGGCAGCCGGGAACTCCAGTGCGTACTCTAAACAGTGACTTCGAACGGGACACCCTTTACATATGGCTCTCGCTTGTGGGATGTAGGTAATATCCTTATGTTGTTTGGGAAACATTAGTTCGGTCTTTCCCCTACAGGCTGCGTGTTTAAACCAGTCTTTTTTCGGTATATCTATTTTTGGAATTACTACAGAATTTTTTTTTAGTAATTTTGATTTTACAATTTTCTTTTTGCTTGACACATTCTCACCCCAGCAAAAAGATTCTTTTCTTCTCGCTATAAGTAATTATCGTTCATACGAACATGTGTTCGGGGGGCAAGTAGATTTATTAAATATCCACATGTGTATGCGATAAAAGCCAGTGTCGGCACCATATGAAACAAACGAGGTGCCAATGAAACTTACAACCAAATACTTCTCTCTCTATATAGACAAGAGTGTTCTAGCTGTAGTGGTGTATCTAGCCTTTGCTAGCCGTGGCGGTTTTTAAATAGCGGCGCGTTGACTTCGGGCCTAGTTCCTGACTAGTTGTAATTAAACAGAAACCACAGTGCGGCAATTATCAAGAAATTAACGAAGGGGGACGGGAAAATTGTGAAATTTTCTTGACTCATTTTCCTTTTTCTTTTTCCTTACCCTGAACAAATGTGTGGTACGGAGCCCCAGTGTATGGGTCAAATTTGGCGGCAGCAGCCAAAGCTTTTAACACCATCTTTCGTCCGTGCCCCAGCGAGATTTTCCCCCTGGGCATAAGTGAGTACATTGCTCCGAGAGCGTACTGGGCCCCAGTTCCGACAGCAAACAGCCCATTAGCGTCAGAAATCCATGAATAATCGCCATCGATAATATAAATCTGTCCATTTATTGCCATAAAAACCGTGGATGAATGTTCTGCGATGTGTTCTTTCTGGTCATTGTCCGGCGAGGCATACCCGTTATGTTCAAAGCATTCGCGGAGCGCCGCGATAAATTTAACCGTAACAAATTGGTCGAGCTTCTTCCCTTTAAGGTTTGGCGCCGGTTCTGGTGGCTTAAATGCATGGTGCAAAATGTTTATTGCCCGCAGGTCTCCAGCAGCACCGAGCACATATTTTCCGTTGATTCCCAATTTGCCATTGCTTTCCCGTAGACCGACAATTTGCGATATCAAATTGGAGTCAACTTCGGTCTCAGAAATTCGAGAATCCGAAGCTGCTATACAGAATCCATCCCCCTGAATCCCAATAATGGTTGTCATCGGTCACTCTTCGTTCGATTTGGTCGTTTCGATGTTTGTAATTAATTCATGAAGCACGCACCAAAGGTCAGTGCCTTCATGGGCTTCAACCTTTTCTTTGGCTTCTTTTGTTAATGAATACAGCCATTCGCCATCGTCGTTTATCCCGACGATTTCGATTAATTTATGCTGCCGCAAAAACTCAAGGTCTTCGGCAAGATTTGAATTGCTATATTCTTCGTCTTGATTCATTTCGAGGCGTATTCCTTTCCTCGGAAAAACCCTCTGCCGTTGTATATCCACATTGGCTCATAGTTAAACCACTCATTACCCACCCCTGGTGGCTGGTATTGAATTACCGCTAGGCCTTGTTGCCAATTTTCTGCTCCCATCAACATTGGACGGCCAAATTCATCTGCGCCAGACTTGGTGGAAGGAACTGCGCCATCGATTCGGCACAAACATCCCGGGCTCGCTGCCATCACAGTTCTTGGACCATTCTTGGAAAGTCTGGTTCGGTAGGCGTATTCGGCCCGATGGACGTGTCCGTATATCACCGAAACGTGAGCATCGTTCAAATACTTGGTTGTGGTGGAACCATTTGACGTAACTTTATGTCCATGGATAATCATGATGTTTTCATTTAGGGCTACATAGGATTCTGGGTAGCCAGAAATGTAGTCAATGCCATATTCGTCCATCCGGCAAAGATAGGGCACCGATAGAACTGGCCATTTTTCGCGAAGCTCTGCTGAAAGTTTGCCTCTTGTGATACCAAAAGCCGCTTCGGCATTTGTTTGGATGTAGCGGGCCATGCGCGCTTCGTGGTTGCCAGCAATCCATGAGATTTTGGCGTTTGGTGCTGCCTCCCGAATCTGAGCACAAAGCACGGTTGCCCTATCAATTGCCGTTTGAACTAGCTGCTTAAAAGGGGCGGCTGTTAAAAATTTGCCAAATTCTGTAAAATCAAGATTGTCGCCGACCATTACAACCTGTTTTGGGTTGATGTCTTTGATTAGTTGTATCGCAACCGAAATCGCTTTCTCGTCATGAATAGGCTCCAGTTCGGAGGATTCATGGTTTTTTTTATAGAAACCAATTTGTATATCAGGGACAATAACTGCTTCTTCCCACCCCTTCGGGCTGGTCACTTTTGTCTTTGACTTTGGTAATTGTATTTGTGGCCCTTGTTTAATTACCGGCCACTCTGGACCCTCTTCCCATTTTGGGCTGAATTGAATCGCTTGAAGGTCATGAACCATAAAATCACCAACGTCGTCTTTGGTTACTTGTTGGTAAACCGAAACCTTATTTATTCGACCTATCTCTGACGGGTCTATGCCTTTTCGCGCTAGCATTTCCGCAATGGCATTTATCGTTTTTTTGCTAGCTTCCTGCTTTGCCGATTCATTAGCTATGGTTTTCAATTTGCTTCCAAGATTGTCAGTTCTCTTGCTCATGATTTATTACTCTTTTCTTTTTTGTCAATTGTTTCTATTAATTCAGAAATACAGCAAGACTTTGCAGAATCTATATCTTTAAAACAATTTCTTTTCAAGCCTAAAAATTCTCTACTAAATGAATGCCCCTCAGAACGCAGGGTTCTTACCAAATCCATGGTTGAGGCTTCACTTTTCATCGCATCAATCAACAAAGTTGCAGTTTCTTTATCCAAAGATTTAAGTAATTTTCCAAACTTGCATTCTTTTGCTGAGTTTTGAGAACACAACAAATTTTCCAGCGAATCTTTTAGCATCGTTTCGACCTGCTACTCTTCATTTGGTATGACATCCTTTTTTATTGCGGTTTTCACTGTCGCCCCCGATGTCGCCCAGCAAGATAGTACACCATCGAACTACACTGATGTTGGTATGTCATGAAAAATCAAAAACCGGAAAATATTAAAAAAGCACTTGAGCAAGCGATTTCGTCGGCAGGTGTAGAAAACGAAAGAATTGAAGAAATATTAAAAACGCTAGATAAACAAAAACTTTTTCGTTATCATCGCGACTCTGATGTAAATATTCTTTCAACCGCCGGCAGGGTTCTTGTGGCAATTATTGAAGACCCAACAATGACACTCAGGGCAATTTCTGTTTACCTTGACCTCAGCGAAACAATGATTGATAAAACAGTTAAGTATTTAATTGCAGGTGGATTAATTACAAAGACAAAAGTCAATCGCAGAAATGTCTATAAATTAAATAAAAAACTCATCACAGAACAACAAGATATACAACATATTTTGGCGGCAATTCGGGGATTGAATGAAGAAAATACAGAAGTTGGAAATAACGATATTTTCTAATATGATGAAAAAAGCATGACAAAAATAAAACCTACCCAAAAATCGAGCCAAAAGGATTATCACAGTTACGTAAAAAATAGGATTCTTCAAAGTACAAAAGAGTTAACAAAAACTAAAATTAAGTACGGTTCGGCGTCTTATTCGGTGCTTTGTTATGCGGCAATGAAATCAAGATTTGCGGATAAAACATTTACCGTTGAGGACATCATGTACGTCCTGGCTGGCAAACTGAATCACCCGTCTGATGCAAAAAGAAAAATCAAAATTTTGACGGAAAATAATTGCATAGAACAGGTTTTGCCAAATAGATGGCAAATCACCGATTTTGGTTTGGAGACAAGAAGAATATTTGGTTGGTACGGCCGGACTATGGCCTCAGTGAGAATGGAAAGACGAAAAGCCGATAATCGTGTACCGCCCCCCAGTTGGGAAGATGAAATTTAATTTTTAGCACTTTCCAGCCATGCCGAGAAAACGTGGTCCGTCAAAGGCATGAACCAAACTTGGCATTCATCAAGTGAATTCTTATCGCCAACCACAGTCCAGCAAATTTTTATTGGCGTTTGAGCATCGCATACCCCCGCATTGCAATCCATTCCGTAGCGAAGTATAAACGCAGACACCACACATTCATTAAGCCGATTTTTGCAATCTGTCTCACCCTCATGGGGACAGAACACTGAAACGATTTCCATATCTGCGCGATTAATTTTAAGCGCAATTTCGTGACCGTCATTATGCCAAATTTGCTCTACTGCTTGGCTGTTTTGATTTGGCATGTTTGGCTAAATTCCCAAATTGATATACGTCTTAAAGCAAAAAGATGACATCAAAAAGGTAGCACAACAAAATGTCAAATATGTACAGCAATTTATGATAAAAACTACTCAATTAAAATTGGTTTATCGCTTTTAGTAAAAACGTAAAGACATTCTTGACACGAGACCAAATGTTTACTGCTATAATTGGTTACGTACACATCTTGTGAGTCAAGACCGCACGCTGTTATGTAATAGTTTGACCCCTGAGTTCCTATTCTGATATGAACTAAATCTGTCATGACAAAATGAAGCGCGTATATTATTTAATTATTCTTCTTCTAATAAATCAACATTCAAAGATTCTTCGTTCTTGTTCCGACCCGTTGAAATCATAATCCCTGCGAGCGTCCCCGTGATGAAGGTGGCGACGCTGGACAGCACGCCGAAGAACATCTTGTCGTTCTCCGCCTGCGCGCCT